AAAATTCGATCACGCTTCCCCTGCGCGCGTTGCTCAACGCCGACTCGCAGCCGATCCCGCCCAACAAGTTCGGCGATACCTACAATGGGGCGACCCATCAGCACTATCTCGGACGCGCGGGCGGCGCGCTCGCGGCGAGTGACATCAGCGCGTTGATCGATACGGTCGTCGAGCACGGCACCGTCGGTCGGGTGCTGCTCTACGTGCCGCGCACGATGGAAGCGACGATCGCGGCCTTTACGAGCAACTTCCAGGCGTACCTGATGCCCGCGACGAGTCCCGCGCCCGGCTCAACCGCCGATCGCACGCTCGGCCCGCGCGACGAACCGCAGGAGATCGACGACAAGGCGATCGGTGTCTGGGATCAGTGGGTCGAGGTCTGGATCAAACCCTGGATGCCCGCCAACTACGTGCTCTGCTTCATCGATGGCGCGCCCGAGAAGGTGCTCGCCTTCCGCACGCTGCCCGGCGCGGGCGAGGGCGATCTCGCGCTGCTCTCCGAGCATTCGCACTTCCCGCTCTTTGCGCGGCACGTTGGTCGCGACTTCGGGGTGAGCGTCTGGACACGACACGGGGCGGCGATTCTCTACGCGGGGAATACGGTCTACGCCGCGCCCACCTTTACGCCGTAAGCACCGCGCCGCTTTTTTACGCCGTACGAAAGGACTTCGCTCATGGCGAACGATGACGACAAGGGCGCACCGAAGGCGGCGCCTGCTCCCGCGCCTTCTCAGACGCAGACGAGTCGCGCCGCCGAGGCGACGAAGCGACGCGATCAGGCCGCCGCGCAGGCCGCTGAACGCGACGCGCAGCGTCGCAGTGAGGCGACGCGCCTCTACACCGCCGAAGTCGAGCGCATCGGCGAACTGGCGCAGACGGACCCTGCCGCCGCCGCCGAAGCGATGAAGCTGCTCGAAGCTCGGCAGCGCGATCTGCTCACCGCATCGACGGTCGATGCGGAGCCAGACGAGGACCTCAACGCCGACTTCTCGGAGACGCCCGAGTCGGCGCAGTCGGAACCGACGCAGACCTATATCGTGCAAGACCCGAACATGATCCGGCAGGTGCAGGGCGCGCAGGCGCGGGCGAAGGCGATGGCCGACCGGCTCGACTACGCGCCGAACGGCGGTATCTTCCTGCGCAGCGACGGGACGCGCATCAACTTCGACGGGGTGCCGGTCGGGACGGACGGGACGCCGATCCGGGGGTAACCCGCGATGAGCATGACCCGATCCGACGCGCTGCTCTATCTGCGCGCGACGGCGATCAACGCGCTCTTTCTGGATTGCGGTCGGGTCACGACCGACTCGTCGCAGGGGTATGGCCCGGTGATCGACCGGGCCATGCTCATGCTCGGCGTGCCCTACAAGGATCTGCACGCGGATATCACGATCGCCGTCGGCACCGAAGCGGCGATGATGTCGGCACTCGTCTACTACAGCTACGAATTGCTGCTCCCGATCTACGCGATGCGCGTGGACTATCAAGTCGATGCGCCGTTGACCGACGTCAAAGCCGGTCGCCAGTTCGATCACATGCTGCTCGCCAAGAAACACGCGCTCGACGACCTTACATCGTACGGGTTCGGTCCCGGCAGCGCGGGCTTCTACCGCGTCAATCTCGACTTCCTCGAACTGAACGATGAACGCGGGATCGAGTACGGCACGACCCGTACGCACCTGGGGTTCCCTGAGCAATGACGACGCTGGTGCACAAACCCGATGTGGCGCTGCTGCGTCGCGTCCAACGCGGCCTGATGGATCAGACGTGCCTGATCGCCAATCTGACCGGCACACCCGTCGGCTGGCACGATCCGTCGCTCGGGCGGATCGTCTATCCGATCCCCTGTCGCACCCATCAACAGATCACCAACGCCGACTCGCCCGATCCCGAGGACGCCGACACACGCTCGCTGGCGAACTGGCGCTTTACGGTGCCGCACGACGTCGATGTGCGGATGGCATATCGCGTCCAGTTCACCGGTCACCTGGGCGAACCGCTCGAGGGCAGCGTCGGCGAAGAACTCGACCACGACACCTGGAAGATCGCGACGCGCTTTGCGATCACCAATCCCAAACTCGCGGTGCCCCAAACGATGCTTGTGCTCTGGCGCGACGTTGGAAACGACGGCACGTGGGTGGCGCTACCTGCGCAGCCGGTGCGGATCGTTTACGACCGTCTGCAACCCGAAGAAACGCAGGGCCGCTTTTCGCCCGCCGCGTTCAGCTCGCGCAAGGGCGGGCGCATCATCGGCCCGCTCGGGATGGACGTCACGGTCGGTGATCGTTTCAAGCTCTCCGATGCGCCGGGCATCATCGTCGCGCATCTGCCGGGTAACCCCGACATCACCGAAGTCCGCTTCACGCTCGACATTGGTGGCGCGTAATGGCCGGTTCGTCCGCGTTCGGAACGGGGATCATCTGGCAGATTCCACCCTCACGGGAAATGATCCCGAAGCTCGCGCTGCTCAATGCGCGGATGCACTTGAAACTGCTGCGTAACGCGGCCCTGCTCGCGCAACGGTTGGAGAACGAAGCGAAGGCGATGGCGCCCTGGACCGATCGCACGGGTATCGCGCGTGGTGATCTGTTTAGCAATTCGTCGGCGTCGGGCGATGGCGTCATGATTGTGCTCGGCTACGGCGAGAATACGATCAGTCGCGGCTACCCCTACGGGATCGCGCTGGAGACGCACAACGGCGGTCGCTTTGCGATCGTGATGCCCACGCTGGAACGGCACTACGGCACCGCGCTTGCCGAAATCACGCTCAACATCATGAGCTACTAGGGACGACGATGCCGACGATGATGGCGGAACTGATGACCGTGCTGAGCAATGACCCGACGCTGACGGCGGTGCTCACGGGCGGCATCTATGACCGGGAGATCAAGTCGACAGGTCCGGGGAGCACGCCAGCGGCATTCGGGCCGGCTGGTCAGGTGCGCCCGACCGCGAGTCTCGTCGATCGGGGTGAGACGATGCACCCCGCTGCGTTGATCGGCGTCGCGCCCAATGCCTACCTCGGCTTCCCCCTCGTCTATCTCTACGCGCAGGCCGTCGCATCCGGCAAAGCCGCGATTCGCGACGCCAAGCGGCGGATTCGCGAGCTGGTGCACGGGTATCGCTGGACCGACGACGGCGGCTGGCAATCAGAGATGGTCTATCTCGATTCGTGGGGGATTCACGATAGCGACGAATACCCCGGCGCGGTCTACGACTACGTGCGCCTGAGCGTGCGTGGTCATCACTGAGGCGACGATGGATCAGGAGCGCACCACCAATCTGATTCTGCCGCCGCGCTTTCAGACGCAGACGGAGGCGCATGCCGGTCCCAGCGCCGATCCGCTGATCGACGACCGCACGCTCGTCAAGATCAAATGGCTCGGCCATCCCCCGATCTGGTACGAAGGCGGCACCGATGTCGGCGATTGGGCGTGGGAGAACAAGCGGGTGATCCCGATTCCCGGGCATCAGCGCGTGATCGGCACCGAGCATCTTCCTGGACTCTCGCAGCCCTACGCGTGGTGGGGAGACGCGCTGCGCCGCATTCAGATCATGAAAGCGCACGATGCGCGGCTGGTGCTGGAGGCGTGCCCGCTGGAGTTCTACGACGTCACCTACATGACGAGCGCGCAGGCGCTCGCCTTCGAACATGACGCGATTTTTGTCCCTCGCCCTGGTCGGTGAGGGAGTATGCTGGTGACAGCGACGTATCGCGACGACGAGCACCCTGGGGTCCGGCTCTGGTGTCTCGGTGACAAGTTCGGGTACGTCATCGACGGTGGACGCACCTTACGCGTGCGGTGCCGCTCTCATCGCTGTCGCGTGGATGGGTTGATTCCCTTCCACTATTTTGATCTGGCGACCGGTGCGTTGCTCCCGTACGACGACGAGCATCCGCAGTTCAAGCCGGTCATCGACCCCACGGGTGCGGGAGCTACGCACCCAGGAGACAGCAGAGATGGCAGGTGAAGTCGGTTTTGGACTCTTTGACGTGTTTCTCATCCCCTGGACCGCCGGCGTGCTCGGCAACGCCGCCTCCGGCAAAACGCTCCCTCGCATCATCGAAATGGATGCCGGGATCACGCGCAGCTCGACCGACCTCGAGGCGGGCGACATCGTCGCCGCGACGCACACGTTCGCAAAGGCGATGGAAGGCACGCTCGACGCGGGCGGCATCAACGCCGCCGCGTTGAAGATTCTGGAGGGCGGCACGTTCACCACAACGGGGGCGAGCACCACCTTGCTCACGACGTATGTCGTCAAGAGCACCGACGCCGAGGAGTACTTCAAAATCGAGGCGCAAGTCTACGCCGACGACGGCGGCGACCAGCACTTCTTGATTTGGAAGGCCAAGGCGACGAACGGTCCCACGTTCAATCCCAAGCAGGGTGAGTTCATTCATACCAATGTGGACTGGAAGGCGATCTACGACGACTCGGTGACTCCACCGCGTCTCTACACGATCGTCATGAATGGAACCGTCACCCCGATCGTCAAGGTCTAATCCCGACCGCTGATGAGATCGCTGCGCGCGGCGTCTGCTAGGGCACGCGCGCAGCGGGAGTACCCGTATGAGTGACGACACCGACAAGGATCGCCTCGACGCGGCGCGCGAGTCCGTCCTGCAGCAAACCACGAAGGGCAAAGGAAACGGGTCGGCGTCGGCGGCGCACGACGACGGGATCAGCGCAACGCTGCGCCAGAAGATCGGGATTCCGAATCCCGGTAACGCCGACGAAGCGTTGCTCACGAAGCAGTGGTCGAATCACGTCGCCAAACGCTACGAAGGGCTGGAAGGGCGAACCTACCCGCTCGAACTGCCCTCTGGTCTGATGGTCGAAGCGAAGCGGGCGAACATCTTTCTGCTCCTGCGCTTCGGTCGCGTACCCGATGCGATCACCCCGGTCGTGTCATGGATGATCGAGGAGATCGAAGACGGCGGCGTCGCGCGCTTGAACCGGGCGATTCAGAAACGCGAGGATGACCCGGTCGACCGGATCAAACTCAACATGGAAATGATCGCGCTGTTCGACTACCTCTGGCTGACCTGCGTGGTGACGCCCCGGTTTACGGATCGCATGAACGAAACAAACGACACGACGTTCCATGTCTCCGACGTCGAGATCAAGGACAAAGAGTTTTTCTACCAGTGGTCACAGGGGGTGGACGTCAACGTTCGCGAGTTTCGTAGCGAAGAACAGACCGCTCTTATGGGAGCTATATCAGCGCTCGGAAACGTTCGGGATGAGGCCGAGTGAACAACTCGGGATCGATTGCGTCGAGGAATCCTGGCTCGCGTATCAATGGGACCGCGCCGTGTTCTATTGGGGCCGCTTCGTCGATGCGTTGCTGAGTGAGCGCACGAAACCGGACAGTAGCGGTCACACCCACTGCAAGCACGACATCGACGCCGTGCTCGGATTGAAGAAGCCTGGGGGTCGAGGCGGGAGACGCGCCGTAAACGTCGCCGAGCTGGTTCGCCTTGATCCAGCAGCGAGCGTTCCCCTTCCCAACTGATCGCATCCGCCGCGAGCTTCGGCGGAACGCGGGAAGGTAACACGCCGTGTCTTTCGGCTTAGGCGGCGGCGCGAGCTTCGGCAGTGCGCGCGGATTTCTCTACGTCGATGCGTCTGGTGTCACCAAAGGCATCACGACCGCGCAACTTTCCCTTCAAAAATTCGAGACGCAGAGCCAGCGCGTCGGACGCGTGGCGGGCGCGGTTGGCAAGCAGGCCGGTGGCTTTGCCGCGATCGGCGCGCTCGGCATCGGCACGGCGGTCAAGCAGTTCGTCGATTTCGAGGAACAACTGCGCGCGGTCGCCTCGATCACGGGCGACACCGATCGCGTCATGGGCGAGTTCCGCCAGACGATCGAAGGGATGTCGGTCGATCTCGGCGTCGCGCCCGCCGAGCTAGCCCAGGGTCTCTACGAAATCGCGCAGGCCGGTGTTCCCGCCGGCGAAGCGATGGAAATTCTCGGGATCGCCGCGAAAGCCGCCGTCGCCGGGATGACCACCGTCGAGGTCGCCGCGCGCCCGCTCGTCGCCGTGATCAACGCCTACGGCAAAGAGGCGTACACCGCCGCGCAAGCGAGCGACATTCTGTTCCAGGCGACGACCGACGGCGTGTTCTCGTTCGAGGAACTGAGCACCCAACTCGGCGATAACCTCTCGCTCGCGTCC